TCAGCATCTATTACTCCAGAAGAGGAATTATTAAGAGCTCCTGCAAGTTTTCCACTAGCTGCTCCTATATTACCTTCTTTGAAGCTATCTTCAACTGCTATACCATTAACTTTGGCATAATACATCCATTTTTCTATATCCCATTTCTTCGGAATTTTGGCGAGATCTAATCTTAATAGTTTTCCCCAGTTTCTAGCCATTATCTTATTTAGTCTATCATGAATAACATCATAGAAATAATTATATCTCTTCATCATATCAACTAAAGAAAATGGCCTACTATCATTAAGATTATATATACTTCCTATAATACCGAAATGACATCTAGATGGATTAGACAATCTGTTATATTGTACTACTCTTGGTCTCATATTTACATAAATATCAGTTCCTATCTTAGTACCTTCCCAGGCTTCATTTATGTAAAATATTTGTTCCTCCTCTCCATTATCCTTATCTATAACATAGGTTTCAGGAAAGAAATTATAAACCTCTTCTCCAGTCTCTGGATCATAGGATTTAACCTTTTTTATCCTCCTTCTGGATTTCCAGTACATCCTTAGCACTCTAATATTACCAGCTAGATCATAAGGAAGTAAAGAATTTGAAATAGAATCTGAAAATAGATTAAAGGGATCAAAATAGAACCCATCTGTACTTATCTCTTCTCCTACCATATGGTTATTTACATATCCAAATCTTTCATCTATATTATCCATTGAGTCAATAGATGCTTGACCAATATGGTCAGGGATATTCTCTATATATTCAATATCTTTTTTACTTAAGACATCATGATATGTATCTATAACTCTACCAGGGCTCCAATAATCCTCTATTATAATCATATCGGCATCTTCTATTTTATTAGAATAACCTGATTTGAATACTCTAACCTTTAAAGGATTAAGTCTTTCTATTATAGGTTCTCCCCCAACAATATCACATTGATACATCTCTTCACCTACAGTAACTGCATCCATGAAGCCATTATTAAACAATAATGGGATATTATATTCTTTAACATAATGATTAAGAACAGCATTCCCTCTTATCTCTCTCATGTCTTGCCACTCATAGGTATAATAATCATTTAGTTTCTCGAGTTCTTGGTTGAATTCTTCTTCAGATCTAGATGTATCAGCTATTAGTTTTTGTAGGTTCTGTAATAGCTCTTCCTTTTTATTATTCTCTATTTCAGAGATAGCATTTGGATTAGTTACAACTACTCTATAATCAAAAATTCTTCTGGATTCTTCACCTCTTAATACATTTAATTTGCTATTCATAATAGGGTAATGCTGAATCCTATCTGGAACAAATCCAGCCTTTATATTATCAGGATTCAACACCAACTCTATATCTGACATATGGAGTTTCCCATTCAAAAGATCGTAGTTAATCTTTTTATGAATCACAGATTTTCTTACAAGACTATAATTGAAGAAAGTTTTAGAGTCAGCCCAATCAAGATGTGCCTTTCTCCACTTCTTATTCTTCTTGGAGAACGGTAATTGCTGTGGAGGTAAATTTATTAATTCAGACATATTTGATTCATTTTATTCTTTACAAAGTTACGTGAAACTGCTTTCTAAAACAATAATATAAATAGTTTATTAATTCCTAACATTCTTTTTAGCTAAATTTACTACCAAATCTAAGATCATAGTTATTTCTAAAGTAGGGATCATTACTTAAATCATCCTCATCATATTTTTCTCTAGACTCAGCATTCATATTATCACCATATCTTATAATATATTCTTGTCTATATATCATAACCATTCCCATAGCTCTTATTCTATCTACATTGATTTCAGGATTAAATTGTATAGCCTCTTCTATTAAAGCTCTTGTTTTTAAAGTATGTATTACAGGAACACTTACTTGATCATAAGTTCCATCTTCTTTTTCTATTGATATCTGAACTAATTTATTAAACCAATCTCTTAATAAAGAATTAGCATAATTATTAATAGCAGAACTGGCATTTACTCCATATGCATTAGATCCAACATTACTGTACTTTATAAGTTGTTTGTCTCTAAGATACTCTGGAGTTTCAGCTAAAAGATGAACACTTCTTTTAACTTTAAAATATGCATATATTCCTTTCTTATTACTCTCATACAAACATCTTGCATTATAGAACAAACATAATAATCTTGTTATCTCAAAATTATCATCAGCAAAAGGATTTCTTCCAGTAAACTCAGCTACTATGGTATCAGTAAATAAATCGAATACAAAGCATGAGTATAATGAAGAGGATTCAGCTACATCATTATCAACAGGGTCTACTCCTATAATATACCTGTTATTGAATACTTTACCAGATTTGTCCTTTTCAGGCATAGCATATATCTCCAATGCTCCCTTAGTATCATTATCAACTGGATAACTCCGTATAGGAGTACTATCAGTTGGTCTGAATTTTACTTCTCCTTCTCCATCAATATATAATTCCCCAACATATATATCATTATATAGGCTAGGATTTTTATCCAATTGAGAAGCTCTCTCATTAAGAGCTTGTACATTAAAATAAGCATCTTTTACCTTTATAATAGCTTCTGCAGGAGTAATAGGATCTTCTGCTATTACTCTTAATACTGAAGTTGGATCAGCTCCATATTTTGCTTTATATCTATTATTCAATATTTGTAATAGGGCCATTACTACATCCGATATTCCATCTTCATTAAAGCATCCTGCTCTATTTAAGTAAGCTGGAAAGAAATATGCGAAGTAATCTTTTCCTTGACCTTTCTTATCATATACATTTTTTACTTCTTTTATATTATAAGAACTGGGGGCATATAATAAAGTTTTAGCAGACTGGAAATTAGATTCTTTATTGTTGGCTGTACCCACAAGATACATTAGAGAGAAAGTAAAATCACCATCTTCTACTGATTTTCTAGTAACATCGTAAAGCTCCAGTAGTCCACTAAAGTTACCAAACTCTTCAAATAATATCCAACCTCTCTTTCCTCTTAACTTATCGGAGTCATCTTTAGCAGATACCCCCATAACCATATTTAGTGACCCTTGAAGTTTCCCATACTCATCCTTATATCCCATTTGCCAGGTCATCTCATTAGATGACTGTTTAATCATTAGTCTAGGAAATGGAGTGTATTTTGACAAGTGAGATAAAGTAGGAACAAACTTACTTAAAGTTCCATCCTTATCATCTCTAAGATACTCCTTTTGGTATGCTGTGAGAACTGTAATATTTCTTCTTTGAGTTTCCCCAGACTCCCCTATTATCAAATTTTTTGACATTATAGATGCCAATGAGTAACTTTTACTACAACCTCTCTTAGCAAGCTCTGCAGCATGATGGCCTTCTTCTCTGGCGTCATTAAGGTATAGATACCGTAGCCAAATTCCTTCAAAGAATAGCCCGAATCCCTCCTTTCTTATAGCTTTCTTTTTGCCCTTCTGATATTCATTTATCATCATTGGACAATAATTGAGGAACCAATATAAATATCCTGGAATCCACATTCCATCAGATTCTCTTAAGAGACCATTATAGCATCTATCTATTTCTCTATCCCAGAATCTTCTATACTCACTATTAGGATTAGGATTAGGTATAAGTTTTGTATATACCCCTTCTTTTAGAAAATACAATGCAGATTGCCTGAAATAATCTGCATCTTTATATATTGGTGGGTTAGTTATATCTATAATAGCTCTATTATACTTATCTCTGGGTAAATCTTCTATTTTTGGTCTAGAAGAAGAAATAAGATTCTGAATAAAAGGAACTGTAGAAATGAAGTCCATAAATTGCTCTACCACTTCATCTGGATATTTAGATAAAAGTTCTCTGGTTATAGGAGTTTGATATTCATTAGTTTGTATTAATACTTCTTCATCCATAATAAAATATGCTACAGTGTAAGATCTTCATACATGGATTTTTCTACACTACCTCTTACTCTATCATTTGAAGCAATTTCCTTAGTAATTGCCTTTTCAGCTTCATCCAAATCTTTTACTAGAGAAGGTATTTGCTTTATTATACTTCCTACATCTTTTGTTTCTTTCACATCCAGATCAGCCATAGTAGCTGTTAAAGCTCTTAACTTGCTTCTGTATCCATTAATCATAGCTCTAGTATCATCTAATAACAGAGCTGATATCGGTTTGAATTTAGCATAATAATCTATAGCTTCTTGTAAATCTTTATCTATCTTCCAAGTGTCAGAAACTCCTATACCTTCTAATATCTTTTTATGTCTCTCCTCTTCATCAGTATATATTTGAAAATCAGATCTAGGATCTACAAAAAAATATATATACCCTAACTCCTGTAAAAATTTACTTTTATCTTTGGTTTTATCTCTCTGATGAAGCTTCTTAAAGACTTTTATGGTAAGTAACTCCGGTTCAAATGTCAATTTAAATCCTTCATATTTTAATAACCTCATAGACTTCCTCCCTTATAATTACCATTTACTATTTGATTGTAATCCTCAGTTCTTATAAATCTAAAAAGAGCTTCTAATAAAGAATTACATAATCTCTTATTTATTCCCTCTTCTTGATCTTTCAGAACTTTTTCTGTAAGAGAAACTATGACAATTTTATATTTAGAATCATTGTCAATGAGCCACACTATCCATTCATACTTCTTATATGATTTAAATGTCGAATTAGGCTCTACAATTCTTTGCAAAACCAGATGGCTGTTAACAGAGATCCCTTGTTCATTTCTTTCTAGACGTATGTACCTATTCAAAGACTCTATAATATCTTCTATACTCATAAATAAAGAAAATTAAAGAAAAAAAAAATAAAAGAAAGGCCAGCCAACTAACTGACTGGCCTTCCTGAATTTAGGAAAGAATTTTCTTTTTCCTAGGTATGATTATATTTGAAGGAGCCACATCTGGAATTTCCTCATAATCTTCAATTACAAAATCAATGTCTCTGTCTTGAAGTAGTAAACATTGCTTATTATCCAGTTCGATTATGTCAAAATTGAAGGTTACAACTGGATTATCAGCAACGATACCATCTTTTAATGATCCTTCCTTATGTTTCTTAACCGCAAATCTAGAAGGATTTATACATACAATATCCCCTACATTAATTCCTCTTACTGAGTCTCCTATGGCAAGTACTGTCTGATACTCTTTTAGAGTTCCTTTTTGTCTACTTGTATCTATTAGGCCAGCAGAAGTTTTTATATCATCCTCATACTTATTCATGGTGGTTACTAATGCAGTGAACATGGGACGTATCTTTTTTACTTTAATCATATTTGTCTTCCTTTCTTAATTTCTTTATATATTCGAATCTCTTTTTCATCCTGGTCATTCTATCAAATGTGCAAGATAGTTTCCCTAGGCTTGGAATATTAAAATTAGTTCTTAATTTAGAGAACTCCTCTTCACTTAGATTATCCTTTAATGGTAAGGATTGAATAGTTTGCCTTATGAACTCCCAATAAGATTTATAGGCTAGTTTTACTACTTCAATTGGGATACCTAAATCTGCAGCAACTTTATTCAAAATGTCTTCATATCTCATTTTAATTCAAAGTATAACAATAAATGAAAAGTATTGCATCCTTCCTCTATATTAGGTATGAATCTAGGATTTATTCTACCATTTATTATTACTTCATTCTTCCTTAGCTTGCCCATAATTACTTGAAAGTGAGGAAGAGTTATATTACACTCTTCTCTTACTTTTCTTTTGGTATCTTCACTCATAGTAACTTTATCAAGTATGTCATTATCTTTGATAACCTTACTGAGTTCATATCTATGTTTTACAAAACATGCAATAACATCTATTTCTCTGTCTGTCAAATTATGGAAAGGTCTAAGAAACTTAAACCAATATTCGAAAAATTTACCATCTAGTGAAGTAGGAATTCTAATAACATTATTAGCTTTCCTATTCATATATTTAATTTTCGGATTGGTCTGAATCTTCTTTAGGTTCATCTTCAGGGTCAGGAAGAGTCATTAAAGACTCTATTTCTGAAGTACATTTAGAAATGAATTCTGCATTAAATGCATGAGCATTTTCAATTACCTTAAAGAGATAATCTAATCTTTTGAACATATTCTCTAGATTAGATTCTTGAAGTTTTGCATACAATTGTCTAACTTGCTCACTCAATTGATGTGCTACATTCTCTAACTGCTCATAACTCATTTTTGCATTCTCTTTTACTGCTGTATCTTTTACATTCTCTTCCATTATACTATTTATATTAAATGTTTCCCGTATTTCTCTTTATATAATTCTCTCCATTTATCTATATTTGTTACTAAGACAGATGTGCTTCCACATTCATCACAATAGTCAAGTTCTGGATCATCATCATCTATCTTCATGATATTTAAAGATAGACAGTTTCTACAATAGGCTACTGGAATCTTCTCATAGTCTTCTTTACTGAGCTTCTCTTTTGTAGTATTTAATAAGTTGTCCATAAATATTCTTCTTGTATTCATTCACACTTCTACTATGAGCTTTTTTCTTTTTACTAGTATTAGCTCTATTATTGAAAGGTCTTCTTGGAATGAGAAATCCTTCTCCAGTTACATGATTTCTTTTAATAGCTCTCCTCACAGATTTATATCTTCCTACAGCTTCAAAAGTTTTCAATCCACTGTTATCTTTTATGTACTTCTCAAACTCTTCTTGAGGCATTAGTTCTCTTTCTACTACTTCCTGCTTCTCCATATTAGCTTTCTTTTAAATTGGGATATGTCTATAATAAATAAGATATATCTGGTCTTTGTCTTTCATTATTGAAACTATATCTTCTTTAGATATAGAATTATTGTTAGCAAAGTTAATAACTTCTCTCACTGTATTCCCAATGAATACACTCATTACATTTCTCACTTCCATTGCCTTAGTAAACTAATAAAAACTTAGAGCTCCCTAAAGGATTCAAACCTTTATTCTCAGAGTACAAAACTGATTTCCTAGTCGTTAGAAGAAGGGAGCAACACATTAATAAGGTCTAATATCACATAAACCAAACAAGTACTTATACTTATTAATATTTTGGATAAAAGTCTCACATTCAGATGTTATACCTTTATACACAGTTTCTTGGGGAATTTTATCATAAAATGATAAAGTATCTATTTTTACCTCTTCTATGAAGTCCATAGCATTCAATGTATCACTTGGTATTCCCTTTATCACATTAGGTTGCATCTTTCCTAGAATTCCCATATAACCTTCAGCCAATCCATCTTGATAATCTCCTAAAATATCTAGGAACTCATCCAGATATACATGAATGTTTTTCTTGGGAGCAGCCCAATGAAGGTTTTTACATTTAGTTTTCCATCCTTCCAATTTATTCAAGAAGGAGATAAATAAATCCTGAGTACTGTTTACTTCTCCTTTTCTTGAGGAATCTAAAGGAGTTAATAGTATATCTTCATACATAATAGTTATATCATTTATGTGTCTACAAAGGTAGACATATTTATTTAAATATACAAATAATTTCTTGTTATTTTATGTTAAAAATATAGGAAAGATAATATAGCATAAGCTATTTTCGCCCATATACTCTGATCTTTATTAAGATCAACAGTTCCTGTTCTATCTCTCTTTATATGCAAATTATAAAGGAGATTATGAGCTCTCCATTCATTTATCATTCCAATAATACCTCTATGATGTATTGCATAAAATTCTTTACTAGATTCTCTTATCTTATCTAAGATATCCATCATATCGTTCACTGATTTTATCTTATAAGAATCTATAATTGATGTATTGTTTACAGTCAAATTAACTTTAACTATATTTCCATTACACTCGATAATTAATTTTTTCATAAGTTTTCTTATCCTTTCTTTATCTCATTCAATATATCGACTAATCCTAATTCTGCTGTTATAGTTCCAGCTATATCCACTAAATAATTTCTTAAGAACTCTTTTCCCCAGATGGCATTTTACTTTCTATCCTTAGTAATAGATCATAAATAGTCACTTGAATTTTATTAAGGATCTCTTGGTTCTTTATTATCTCATCTAATTTTTCTTGTATTTTATACATTATAATTGATTATGAATTTTATACAAAATCGAACAAGTTTATTCCTGGTTTTACCTTTAAATAATTTTCTTTATTCTTTCTTCTGGAGTACAATTTCGGAAGTACCTTCTCATACCATTTAGAATCTTTCATTGAAGAAGCTATCCATAAGTGTATATCTGAATCCACTATATCTGAATCAAATTTATAGAGCTGCTTACCATCTTTTATCCTATATCCTCCGAAGAATCTAATTTTAGGATAATTTTTCTCCAAATATTTACATAGCTGTATAAATCCTTCATTATCTTCTATGTAAGATACTTTCCCTAGATTTAATCTAATATATACGTTTTCCTTTTGTAGGAGATCAAGTATACCAAATAATGTATAATTAGATTTATATCTAAATCTCTTATTGGAAAATTCCCACTTTAATGTCTTTTGATTAAAGCTTATTACTAAATCAAAACAGGATATTTTAATTCCGTTAATATAGGTCTCCAATTGTTCGAAAATATTCTTGGATTGGGTTCTAGAGAATAGAGAGTGCCATAGTTTGGATAGCATGCCTGATGAAGGTAAATATGATCTGCTATCATTACTTCCTACAATGATTTCTTTCATGTTACTTTTCCTTTATTTTATATTTTACTTTATTTCTTTTAGGGTATAGTTATCCCTTATGGATTTGTTAATTTTTTTTAAATCCATTAGAGGATATATTACTATATCCCCTTATCTTAGAATTTCATAGTGGGCGGTTTACCCCAAGAGCCTTTTACCCTCAACCTTTTCTCATCTACATTGGTAGGCTACCACTCCTTATAACTAAGACAGTTTTTGTATAGGGGTTACCTCATTCCTATTTGGAACTACTACCCTATTCATCTCCAAAGCCTGTACATCAACTTTATGGTATGAATCTCTGGAGAGATAAGAACTGTAGATATTCTCAACAGGTACAAATGTAAGCAAAATAAATAATATATGCAAATTATTTAGTGAGATTTTATTTCGGTGCTATGAAAAATTTATTTTTTATTTTTTTT